CCATCGGTGCTGTAGCCGAAGATGCCGTCGTCGCTCAGGCAGATGCCGGCCTCGGTGATGAAGGCGCCAGTTCGCGCCTCGTACAGCATGCGCGCGCGCGCTTCCATTTCGTGCCCGCTGCATTGCAGAGGGTGTACGTGCTGTCTATCCTGGCGCCATCGGCGGCATGCTGACGGTGGAAGAAGCGCAGGACCTGGCGCCGGCGCCGGCACAGCAGGTGAAGAACATGGGGGCTGCTGACGTGGTGATCAGCCAGGACTGGGTTGCAGCTGTCGATGAATGCACCACCGCCGAAGAAGTCACCGCAGTGTGGCAGTCGGGCGTCAAGGAAATCCAGGCGGCCGGCGACAAGCCGCTGTACGACCGGTTCAAGGCCGCTGTTGCCGCACGCGGCGCCGCGCTCAAGGATGCTGCGCGCACGGTGGAAATGCCGGCTACGGAGCCAGTTGAATACGTGGTGCAGGGCGTCGATGAATTCGTGGCTGGCTTGGATGCCGGGGGCGCACAATGAAGTTCATCGAAGCGCCCCAGGGCACGCCTGAATGGTTCCAGGCCCGCGTCGGCAAGATCACCGCAAGTTGCTTTGCCGACGCCATCAGCACTACGTCGCGCACGTCGGGCAAGCGCAAGCCGGGCGACCCTACCGCAGCTGCCGAGCGCTACGCCGCCGACCTGGCCATCGAGCGCATCAGCGGCGCGCCACACGGCGAACCGCCCAAGGCGTGGATACTGGAGCGCGGCCACGAAATGGAAGCGCGCGCGCGCATGCTGTACGAGGCGCGAACTGGCGCCTTCATCACCGAGGCCGGCATCTGCCTGAGCGACGACGGCATCTTCGGCTACAGCACCGATGGCCTGGCCGGAGACGATGGCCTGATCGAAATCAAATCCCCGATCGACAGCAGCAAGATCGTGGAAATGTGGCAGACCGGCGACACCAGCGAATACGACCACCAGATCCAGGGCGGATTGTGGCTCACCGGCCGCAAGTGGCTGGACTTCATCATGTTCGTACCGGACCTGGCCGCCGCCGGCAAAGACCTGTACGTCAAACGCATCCTACGTGACGAAGCTTTCATTGACGATATGGTCGAGAAGCTGGCCGCGTTCGACAACCTGGTGCAGCGGTACGAAGCCGTGCTGCGCGCCTGATACTTTTTACCCACCACCACGAAAGAGAACCATGAGCAACCAAGAACCGTTCTACCTGACCCGCGACCGCATGCTGGTGAAGGTCAAGCTGCGCACCGAGAAGCACGGCGACGAAGACGTCAACGCCTACGACGTGATCCTGGCCGGCGCCTTCCCGAATGCCGTGCTGTTGAAGCTGGACCCAGACCTGCGACCTCACCTGTACACCCAGGAGCAAGACGACCTGGTAGACGGCCAGACGTTCAACACGCTGCGCTTCCCGCAACTGGGCGCCTTTGACTGGAAGCTGGACATGTCGCGCATGGAACTGACGATCCACGACGAAGAGTTCGAGCACGAAAGCATCACCTTCACCGGCAAAGATGCGGACCGCTTCAACTTCGGCTTGCTCGCCGGCGGCACGGTGAACTTCGGCCTGCGCGTCAAGATCGGCGTGGTGGAAGATGACCACCAGCTGACCAAGTTGCTGCGCGCCAGCCACCAGGAACTGCTGATCAGTCTGCGCCAGGTCGCGCCGGATGAAGAAGGTGACCTGTTCGACAAGGCAGAGCAAGCTGGCCAGGCGCCGCACAGCGATGCGCGCCGCGAAGCCGAATCGCTGTTCAACCCGATCGGCGCCCAGTCGCCCGACGAGCTGTTCGGCCTGCATCCTGAGCCAGCGCCGGAAGTCTAAGCCATGAGCCTGTGCAAATTCTTCGAAGACCCTGCACAGGCGCGCACCTGCCGCGCCGGCGTGTCGTACCTCAAGCTGGCCGGCGGCGGCGTGCATCAGATGGTCTTGAGACTGCCTTGTATTCCACTGCCGAACCGCGCCGAACCGAAGCGCTGCCCGCAATACCAACCCGATGGAGAAGAAAATGGAACTCGAACAAATGAGCAGCGCTGAGCTGATTTCGCTGGTGCGCCGGCAGGAGCAGGAACTTGCGGCGGCACGTACGGCCCTTGAGCTGTCGCACGCACGACAGCTTGAACTGGAATCGCCAGTCGCGCAGCAGGGCGGCGGGGAGTTGCCGCCGGATGAGCGGGCGCTGGCAGAGCGTAGCGCCGATCTGTTCGGCGTCGCCTACCTGGTGAATGGCAAATACGTGCCGCCGGAACTCGTGACGGTCGTTCTCCCCGCCCAGCGCGCCGCCAGCGTACCGGCGCAGGCAGGGCAAGAGCCGCTGGTGCTTTTGACCCTTGGTGGCATCGAGGATGATGAATACGGCGACTTTGATATGGAGGTTATTTCAAGCAAAGCCATAGAGCAACTGCAAGCGCAACTTGTACATGGCCGCGATCCTGTAGTACTTGAACTGTTCGCCGCTCAAGTTCCTGCCGCCAGCGTGCAGCCCGAGCCGGAAGCCGAGCGCATTGCTAAAGTCCTGATGCACATGGCGGGCAACGACCTGATCCGCTGGAACGGGACGGGCAATGACGATGATGACGCATGGAATACTGATGAGGAATATCGGGCCACACTTGCCGCCGTGAGAGAAGGGCTGGCCGCCCAGCAGCCGGATATCGGGCGCGATGCGGCGCTGGAAGAAAACGAAAAGTTCCGTATGCATATGGCGACGATCAGTACCGCAGCATTGGGGTATTGCGATTTGAGCGAGTTGGAGGGCACAGAATTCAACACCCCGACGTTGCGAGACGTAGTAGCGCTTTATGAGAAGTATGAAGCCCTCGCCACGCAGACCGCGCCAGAACAGAAAGGCGGCATGTGATGGACATCGAAAAAACAGTAGACTCCATCATGAAGCGCGCCAACCAACTTGCGCCAAACTCAAATTTTAAGATCGATGGTTTTGAGTCGGTAAAGTTCCGCAACGTCGTGCAGGCACTTGTGGAGGAATTGGCCCAGGCCGCGCCAGAGGTCGCCAGCGTACCGGATGCGGGGTTTATCATCGCCACCGGATACGAAAGTGGCACAGCAATAGATGAAGATCTTGGTGGGCACATAAAATTGCATTACCAGTCGGCAGCAGAAGCGCAAAATGCGTTTGAAGCCATTACAGAAATGATCGACGCCACCCGCGCCGTGCTGGCCGCTGCCGCAAAGTGACCCGACGCCTTCACGTGCATGAGGTGGCAGCCGCCCGCGAGAAAGCCGTGCTTGACCTTCTCGCGGAATTCCCGGGTTCCGACCGGTATGATGTGGCGGCAAAGCTCGGGTGGAGCTACAGCATTGCGCGCTACGTGCTTATCAGCATGGAAAAGTCCGGCAAGATCGAGCAGTATGCACCGGGGCCGACGAATAGGAAGTTGCAATTTTTCCTTCCCGGCGCCGCCCCGAAGCCACCGGTCAAACCGGCCACGGCGCCCGCTAACATCTTCGCCGCGCTCTTTACCCAGTAACCGACGTCGCCCCGGTAGGGCGGCACAACCAGGAGGCATTATGAAAACCTTGAAACCCATCACCGCGCAGCAGATCAACAACTATTCCGGCGGTCTTTTCGGCAATCTCACATCGCAAGAACTGGCCGACATCTACAACGAACAGTGGGCCGGTCGCACCTGGCAGATCGTGGATGGCGTGATCATCTACGGCAGCAAGTAACCATCAGCGCCAAAGAAGAAGCCAGCACGTAGCTGGCTTTTTTTATTTCGACAACAGCTTGATGGTATCGTCTTTGACCTTGCTGGCCCGGTTGGTGCCGTACTCGAAATTGAACACCTGCTCCACCCAGCCCAGCGCGCGGCCGGTGATCAGCGTGATCGTGGCCTTGGCGAAGTCATCCATGTCCGACACCCATACTGTGACCATCAGGCAGACCAGCACCGTGAGCGCCGCCAGCGCCGCCATGACGTTGGCGCGGTAGTTCGGATTGCCGGCCTTGTTCAGCTCGATGTCGCGTGCGCGGGCGCTCTGCGTGTCGCTCAGGTAGGCCATCTCCAGATCGGTCTGCTGCTGCGCCATGGCCTGCTGGAACGCCAGCATCTTGTCGGGGTCGGCGCCGATGACTTGCACCGCAGCTTCCGGTGTGTTGGTGCCGGTCACGGCCTGGGCAACGCCCACCACGGCAGCGGCCACGTCTTCGGCCTTGTCGCTGCCGGTCAGCAGCTTGATGATGTTCGGCACGTACTGTGCCAGGCCCATGGCGATCGGTATCAGCGGCGCCATCACAACACCCCGGTGCGGATCAGGAGCGCCAGCCGCGTGGAGCGGTCGCCAACCTGGCGCGCCCACTTCGAGTCGAGCATTTCGCGCTCTGCCGTCTTCCAGTCGCCCACTTGCAGCGCAGCCAGAAACTTCTTAAAGCCCAGCAGACGCGTCGCCCCCAGGTTGAACATCATGTTCACCAGTGCATTCTGTCGCGCATCGCTCAAGCCGCGCCACCATGGCGCTACGCGGTCCAGTTCTGCCACCGCTTCCGCGATGTCGTTGCGCAGCATTAGGTCGATTTCGTCCTGCCGGAAACCCTTGTCGGTCAGGTTGCGACCAACGCCGCCGGATACCTTGCCCACCGTGTCGGTGTAGATGCGAGCGCGCCGGCCTTCGTCCAGGCTCAGGGCGTCGAGTAATTTTTGATCGTTCATTTTCAATCCTATTCGTCAGGTACTTGAATGCCGCGATCTTTCAGCATTTGCGCCAGCTCAAGGTTTTTCAATTTGGAAGTGCGCGTGTTCTCGCGGTGATAACGAGCCAGGCACAGCGTAGCGGCTACGCCGGCAGCAATGGCCACCAGCGATAAGATGTCGTGCATCAGCCCCATTAAGCCGGCAGCGCCCAAGCCGGCCGTACTGCCGACGACGGCAACGTTAAATTTTAGGCTTGTCAGAAGCTCTGCGATCATGCTCCTGAATTCGTCGCTCCAATTCATAGTTTCGCCTTTTCCATATAAAGTTTTTTGCCGTATAGATGAGCGAAACGAAAAACGCCGATACGCCAATGATCGTCAGAACGGTTGCCATAGCCAGGCCAGAGTAAACGTACGAGTTGTGCATAAGAAATCACCGTGATTGTGTGGTTCAAGAAATGAACACACGGCGAATTCTTGGCCGTGAAAGCAATGAAGCTGAGGAAATTTACAACGATGGCGCAGAAGGCTAGGCGCTGCATGTCGTATGAAGCTTTGCCGCGCATCAGGGCTGCGGGAAGAAGGATACCGATGACGTTGGCGAGGGCAGCGGTAACGATAAACAGATACACTTCCGGGCGCGCGTTGCTTTCTGGTAGCCAGAAATGCATCTGCACCTGGTTGGTAGCGTAAATGCCAAGGCCACAGATGGCCCTGTGCATTATATCCGATGCCCTCATGTCTTACTTCTTCGTCGGCTTGTTGGCCGGCTTAGGGGGAGTGCTTTTTTTCTTTGGGTCAGGGACTCCGTTGCCGCTAGCAGTCAGTTTCGATTTCATGGTGCTTCCTTTCAGGGTTAAAAATCAGGGATAAGTGCGTGCGTGTAGATAATATTGTACGCAATGCGAGAGCCAGCCGGCATGGTATTGACGTTGCTCACAATGACGTCGGTGTCGGTACCCTGCGTTACAGTCATTGCCCCAAGGGTCACACCAACGTCCTGGAACAGGTCCGGCGTGTACAGCTGCGTGGCGTTCACCACGTTCGGAGTATTGCCGCTCCGAATGGTGAACATGCCTTTCCACTTGTAGCCAGGAGCCGTAACCATGACGGTCAAAATACCCGAGTCGGGAGTTTTCAACCCTGTCACGCCGGCGCCGTATTTGATTGCGAATGATTCGCCTGGGGTGAGTGTCACCACCGAAAGTGCTGTATTTTCCGGGAGGAATTCCTGGCCGCCGTCTGCCATGTTAAAGAATTCGCGCACGGGGGTGAGCACGCCACGGAAAAGCTTGTCGGAGTTGAAGACCCAGCCGCCGAAAAATCCCTTGTGGAAAACGCGGAACGAACCTACGGCACCCACCAGCTTATTCAGCGCCTGGTCCTGGCCGCCAGGCAGCGCCAGCGGCTCGAAGGACATATCGCCAAAGATGATTTGCTGAGTCGAATTATTGGTGATGAAGTTGCACGACGGCTTGTAGTTCCAACCGGTGATATCGACAAGCCCAAAATAATTTACCGCGTTCGCCTCGTACACCACCGGATCGCAGGTCAAGCCGATGTTGCCTTTTGCGCGGATCATACCCGAGCTGCGGAACGACTGGTTTCCCAGGGTGACGCGGTAGCGCAGGAAGCCGTCGACGCTGGTGTCGAAATATGGGTTGTCGAATACCACCAGCTCGGTAAAGCTGCCTGCTTTGTCATTGTGGAACAGAACCGAATTGGTCAGTTTGTTGAAGCGGAAATTCTGGAAGATCACCGAGCAGATGCCCCGGCACAGCACGCCAACCGAGCCGGATACTTTGGCCGTTGGATCGATGCCAATGCCACCCCAGACCACTTGCGCGGTTTGACCGGAACCGCCGGTCACCGAGAAATCGAGGTACACAGACGCGCTGCCCGTTAGCACAAAGTTGGTCGGGCCGTCGCTGGTGAAGTGCGGCAGCGAGTCGGCCACCGCCATTTTTAAGCCGGTACCGGTGATGCGATGCCGCCCGGTCTGCCCATGAATCCCGAACTGCGAACCGTAACCGCCCGATGCCGCCCAGTCAAACCAGCGTGGCAATGCCACGGTATCGTCAGCGGCACCATCGCCAACGGCGCCGGCGGCGTACTGGTTCAGCGCGCCACTGATGCGGCGGCGCCATGCGCCCACACCACCAAATGCAGGAATGATGGTAATGCCGTTACCGGCCCCCACGTAGGTGGCGTCGTAATCGAACTCGCCGCCGCCAAGGTAGCTGCCGGCGTAGTAGCCAGCCATGACCACGTGGGCGTAAATCGAAGGGTTTATGGCGAGCAGATCAGCCATGGAGCCGACCACGTGGCCCAACGCATTGCGCAGCAGGCTTGCCAGCGAATCAGCGCCATAGCCGATTTGCGCAGCGCCCGCGCTTCCATTGAGCAGGATCTGCAGCGCGATTGCCGTGCCGGCGCCAGGGATTGTCGCGATCAGCTGGCCCAGGTCATCAAACCCCAGCACGCTGTTGGCGCGTTCGGCCGCCGACGGCAGCACAGTTACGGGATTGAAGTCAGTGCTTGGGAAACGTAGCGCCCGCGACAGGTCAGTGCGCTGTTGCTGAATCGCCATCCAGATACGGTCAAAATCTGGGTTCACTACACGCACCAGCAAGTCCCCGTTTTGCTGGTAGTCCGTGGTTCGCTCAAGATCAACGACACGTTCGAGACGAACCAATACGCCGACTGCCGGTGCGGTGCTGAACGTAACGCTACCACCCGATAAGCTCCCCACTCCGTTGATGGTAAAACCGCTGGTAACAATGGCGCCCGCAAGATACACGTCGAGGTCGCCGGCCTTCTGGACTTGGCAGTTATACGGGAAAGTAACCGTCAGGCCATTGCCGGTATATTGGAACTCGGTTTCTTGATTGGATACAGACACGGTGGCCTCTCTATGGGAGAGCGCCACCACCGGCGACGCTCAGGTTTCTAGCGTCACTTCGAAGACGCCTGTGGATTGGCGCCAATCTTGCCCTTTGTTGTCGGTCGGTATTCCGACTAAATGGTTGATGCGCACCGGCGACTGCTCTAGCGCCCCGGCACCGCTGTCCAGGAAGTCGTCGGGCTGTTGTTTCACAGCGGGGTTCCAGTCCTTCATCTGGTCCCACAGCGGGCCATCCAGCACGCTGCTGTGCGCCCACAGCACGCCCGACTTCATTGGCTCTTCGAGCGCGCCCAAGATCCGATCGTTCTTGTTGGCGTTCTGCACGATCTCGGTCACCCCGCACCGCATGCCGCGCTGCTTGATCGCGCGCATCAGCAGCTTGCCGACGAACGAGCCCACGCTGTTCACCTCGACATACACGTGCAGGACGTTTGATTTCTGGATCAGGTCGCAAGCCTGCAGCACCTGGCCGCTGATGATCTTGCTATTGCGGCTGTCGTCAAACTCGGCAAACTCACCGGTCAGCGCCTCGCACACGTGCCAGTAGTGATTGCCCAGCGTGTCGTCGTAGATCACGGAAAATGCGCTGGCATCGCCGCCGGCCTTGCCCAGCGACGGATCCCAGTAACCGCGACCGCTGGCGATCAGCGTTTCGCCCAACGTCATCACCACCTGCCGGTTGCGCGAGCCAATGACGGGCTGCACATCGTACTCGCGCAGGCGCGCAGGGTCGAGTCTGCACTCGTTGATCGGCTTGGCCTCCAGCATGTACTGGCTGTCCCAGTAGTTGAGCGTCTTAGTTTTTTTGCGCCGGTTGGCGATGTCTTCGCGGGTGAAGCGCTCGGGCCAAGCGCAATGCGCATAAATGTCGATGACCACTCCGGGTGGCTGGGCGAAGACCACCTCGTTGCCCTCGACTCGATAGTCGGTGCCCTCGACCAGCATGCGGGAAAACTTGTGAATGCCCAGCACGACATAGAGGCCATCGGCGCCCGGCGTGAAGTCGAATCGATACCGGGTGTACCGGCTGGTTTCCTCGTAGCGAACGCTCGACTCGAACAGCGGAATCTTGAGCAGCGCAGCGCCGGCGGCCACCTGCTCGGGGTAGATCGAATTGTGCGTGTGCGGCGTGCCGATGTACGTCTCGCGCCCGCCTGGAACCAGGATGAACGTGGATTCCTGAATCTTGTTGCGCAGGTTCTCCCGCGCCTCGGCGGTCTTGATGTTCTTCGGCATCTCGATGTCGTCGTAATCGATATTGCGCGCGCGGGCGCCGGTCACGTTCTGGTTGACACCGGTGGCGGTCATGCTGGCGTTACGGGCGTCGATCGAGCCGGCCACCCAGAACTTCTGCGCACCAGGCTTTGTCGGCAGCATCCCAGCGCACAGCGGGTGCCGGCGCAGCACGTTGATGGTGTCCCGCGTCAGCTTGGTGGCCAGGTCTCCGTCGGCCGCCCAAATCAGAGCGACGTTGGTAGGGTCGCAATACAGCTGCCAGGCCTTGTACACCGCGTAGATGGTGGACTTGGCCGCGCCCCGGAAGACCATCAGTACCCGAACCGGGTCGGTGCAGTTCTCCAGCCACTGGCACATGCGCACGTGAAGCATGGGCACCGTCCATCCTTGAACCTTGGCCCACATCACGAAGAAGGCC